TGTAGCTCTTCCTCTAAAAGGATTAGCCATTGCTTACACAAAGCGGCTCCGGCCCCTTGCAACAAAGTGTTCAAAGAACTGTGTTCGCTTCGGCAATATAAGTGTCGACCATCGAGGCCAACCAAGTAGCCACGCTTTGAGGCAGTGCTTACGGCATCTCTGAGTTTCTTAAGGGCAGGGATCTTGGCAAAGAATTTATTCTTAATTGCCTTACCAGCTTTCGCATCCTTACCAATGATAGAACCAATCTTGGCATCCCCCGCACCATAACAAAGCCCATAAATAAAAGTTTTAGCTGAGGCTCTGGTGGGGAGTCCCGCTGCTTCTTGGTTCATGGTATGGATGTCCCCACTTAAGAGGACTTCTCCATATTTTCCTCCGTCCCACTTTGCCATGAAGTGTGCGAGGCATCGTAGTTCGAGGCCTGAGGCATCGGCTGCTGCGAGGACCCATCCTTCTGGGACGGTGAAGAGTGATCGACATTCCATGCCGTAAGGAGCCGAGCAACCTGGGACTTGGCTGATGTTTGGGTAGGCGTGGGTTGCCCTCCCAGTAACCGCGCCGTTTGTGTTGATCGACCCATGGATTCTTCCGTCCTTAACTAACTTAAGCCACGCTTGATCACCCTCGGCTAACTGACCGATCCTCTTTTGAAGCATCAGGTATTCGCCAATGAGTTTGCACGGTGGATAGTCGAGTTGGCTAATCACCGTTTCGTCTACCTTAGGTTTGCCCCCCTCGGTAAATTCTTGGGGGTCCCAATCATATAAAGTCATAAGACGGTTTGCGATGTGATCCCTTGAGTTAGGATTAAACTCCACCGTCTTATATCGTTTGACCGGAACGCCTTTTGTGTAACCTTTTTTCTGGTTGTCTCTAGCGGGAATAAAGTCTGGTAGCTGTACTTCCCAAGGTTGGAATGTTTCCTTGAGTTCCCGCTCAATATCTGCACGTCGTTGTGATAGTTTCCCATACAACTTTGCCGCTGACTGTTCATCGAACGTAAAACCATTACGTTCCTGCTTTGCCATTAGCCATGCAATTTTATGTTCTAGCTCAATCGCTTGTGGCGAATACTTTTTCTCTACAATTTTGTTGTAGAGGGTCATTGTGACTTCGGTATCTTGAACACAGTAATCAATCATTTCCTGAGATACTGTGTCCCAACCTCCATCGTAGTCACCCTTAAAACATTGGAGTCTGTGACCCCACGCTTTTAAGCTATGTGACCCAAAGAGATTCCTCGGGAGAATTTCTTTACGCATTAAATCAACATCCCGCTCTTTAATCGCTGCCCAGATTAACCGTGTACAAACCAAAGTATCGAGGACCTTAGGCTTATCCACGGTGAACCACGGGTACAGTTTCTGGATTGCGGGGATGTCAAATTTTATGACGTTGTGGCCTGATATTAACTCAGCTTCCATGAGCCACTTAAGGCCAAGTCCTATGTCTGACTTTTGGAATACTGTTACTTCGTTAGTATCAACATTGCGTAAAACTAAACAATGAATTGTAGTTAGTTCATCAAGTAATCCATTTGTTTCTATATCAAATATATATTTCATTCCGTCCCTATCGACTGGAGAGTTATTTTACTAAGACGTACCTCGCGTATCTTTGGTTGGTCACCGGATGTCGCTTGTACTGTGTCTCAATCTTGTGGCCTAGCTGACGCAATTCACTAATCCGCTTGGTCAAACTTTGGATTGAATAATCAATCATTGCCTCGCGTTGAGAAATGCTATCGGCTCGTTTTAGGTGAGCGAGTATGAGATTTAATTGTGTCATTAAAACTCCTCTATGTTTCCAGATTCATCCTTAAAAACTTCAGGCTCTGACGTTTCTGATAATCGTCCAGTATCCTTGTCGTATAACAAATAACCGGATACCCCAGTCTCACCAGAGAACCTGTTCTTCAGAACTCGTATTGTAGTTAAATTTGGATTGTCGCCTTGTTGATCTCTTTCGAGGGAGACAACCATGTCACTCAATTGAGCGATTGCATGACTACCTCGAAGTTGATGTAGTCCTGTTTGAGCACCGCGCTCGTGACCCTTGTCACCTTCAGGTCTCCGAAGATGACTAACGAGGAACATGCCCACACCAGTTTCTTCAACGAGAGTACGAAGGAAAGTCATGGCGTTATCGATCAATCGCCGTTCGTCACCATCACCAAGTCCGCTAATTAAGATTGAGAGGTGATCAACGACAATCCAGTTGCACCCACAACCACGGGCTAAGTAACGTGCTCGGGCAATGAGGTTATCGATACTGCTACTACCCCAATGATCGTATAAGTAAAGCCGACCGCTACCCACAGTGTTCTCAAAGCTAGTCTTAAGATCTTCTTGACTAACGCCTTCTCTGCTTAAATGTAGGGGTTTGTTGAGGTCGATACCCATAAGACCTAATGCGGTTCTCTTAGGATTTTCCTCAAGCATAATCATGCCGACAGTCTCGCCTCGTTTTAAAAGATCGTAAGCGAGTTCTCTTACTACCGCCGATTTGCCAGTGCCTGAGCCAGCCGTAATCGTCACGAGTTCACCGCGTCGACACCCTCTCGTGACACGATTCAACCCCGCCCAGGGATACGGGACGGCTGTGATCAGGTCTTCTTTGGACACCTCTGCCCAGAGGTCTTCCCCAGAAATGATGCCATCAGGCCTATAGGTCTTGGCTTGCCAGATACTCTGGATGATCTCTTGTTCTCTACCTGCTTGGAGCATTTCATTTGCATCCTTGAGCGGGAGCGTCGAGATCTTTGCCTTACCAGGGGAAAACAACTCGGCGCACTCCCGTGCTGCGAGGTTCCCGGGTTCATCCTGATCGAACATCAAAACTATTTCATCAAAGCCATCGTAGTAATCGAAGCATTTCTGCATGTGACGCTTTGCTCCCTGCGCCCCATTTGGAATGCTTACGACAGGCCACTTGTTACCTTGGCTTTGTGAAATGGAGAGGCAATCAACCTCCCCTTCGCATACTACTAATTTTTTACCCTTGTCCCATAACCGCGAGCCGAAAGGTAAAGCCTTAGTAATGTCCCCGAGCACTTTAAAATCTTTACTTGGGGTGCGAATCTTCTGTGCTACTAGCTTCCCTTTTCGATCATAGTAGGGAGCTATCTGCACGAACTGGTTATTCAGTGATCCCACTGAGTAACCAAATTTTCTACATGTTTCCTCGGTAATCCTTCGCTTATGTAGTGGCTTGAATTCACCGGATATTAACACGCTATGACGTTTAGGTTCAGGTTCTCTCATCTCTGAACCACTTGCTTTGTAAGTCTGACAAGAGAAGCAGAACTGGTGACCATCGTCGAACTCACTGTTCGCATCGGATGAGCCACATTGTTCGCATGGTAAATGTCTTACGAATTTGCTTTCTTGCATGTTATCTCAACCAAAAAAAATGGGGACCCGAAGGCCCCCGAAGTACACACAGGAGAGGAGATGTTATGGGGTGAAGAGCATACCAACCGACACCATCCAATCTTTGACATCGAATGATGGGCAGTCTTTCTTCACCCCAGTGAAATCCCGATGACCTTGAATGATCGCTTCGGGATATTTTTCTTGCAGGCCTGTGAGTAATTCCTGCAAGGATTCGAACTGTTCGTCTGTAAAATTGTTTTCCGCTTTGTTGATGTCATGTTCATCGACACCACCAATGAGGCATATACCGACTGAGTGACTATTGTGGCCTGAGACATGTGCGCCCATGACGTTATCAGGCCGTCCTTCTTCAATAGTCCCATCACGTTTAATGACGTAATGGTAACCGATGGCTAACCAACTTTTTGCTCGATGCCACCGATCAATATCAGCCTTACCAATGTCCATGCTTGGTCTAGTTGCCGAACAATGGACGACTATATATTTAGTGAACTCCCTTACTTTAAAATTCATTTAGTCTCCCGCAGCCAAGCTGGGGGGATAATCTTGTCTGCATATTGAAAGTTATTTTTTATACACCAATCCGCATAGGTCGTATTGCTACGCTTGCTTATCTTGGTGCGACTATTGGAGAACACAAAACGTATATCGAGGTCTGGGTGTTGTTGCTGAATCAGTAAATGTTTTTGTCGATCAGCGGTAACAAACCGTCCTTTGGTTTCGATAATGATTCCATTCTCTAACACGAAGTCAGGGGTGTACTTTGAGTTCCTCGAAGGTTTCACATAGTTGATAACCATCTCTTCAAACTTAAAGCGTACCCCCTGGAGAGTGAGGTCTCCCGCAACAGCTTCTTCTAAGCCTGATCTGAACCCATGCTTGAGTCCGATCTGTTGCTTAGAAATCTTCTGTCTCGACATCCTCCTCGTGGTCTTCTTGGGTTTCATCCTTGAATGTTTGTTCTTCGGCTTCGTAACCATCTTCCTCCTTAAAACCGTAAGAGGAAGCATTGGCTCCACTTGTGTACTCAACTAACTTAAGTATTTGAACTGCCTTCATGCGAAGGGTAAGTCCGGCTCCGACGGTAGCTGTGTAATAGGGTACAACTTGATAACTAACTTTGATCTTACTTCCACCACCAACATTGGGCGGGTTTACTAGGGGTTTTCCCTTTGCATCAAATAGAGCTACCTTTTGATCAAACGAATCGCCTGACCTCATGGTAACTTTAGCTTTTGTTTTAAATTTAACTGTGACCTTCCCCGTGTCGTCATCAACTTCGTAGGGATTTGGTCCTTGCTTAATTTTTTTTCCTGGAAAATCTTTTTTAGCTTTTTCTTGGGAACGCTTGTACTGTTCGTCTAAGAAATTCATCATTTCTTGAGACTCAGCCGCGTTTAGTTCGAGCGTGACTTTGAACTCACCATCAGGGTTATACTTTGTATCCGGTTCAACTAACCGTGGATACTGAGCAATCCCAGCAGGAGAGGTGTAGCTTGGATTATCGGATTTCATACTGGTCCTATTTTAGTTAAACAAATGGACCTCTTAAGAGGCCCCCGTATATCTACTATGCAAGGTAATTATAAGTGCTTGATTCACTTGAAGTTTTGCAACAGTTGTAAATATGGAACGAATTAAGCAAAGCAATACCGTGACTTAATCACTTGTCCAATATCCAACGAACCCGCACTAGGCATCTCTGGGATGTTATCTTGATTATGTTCGGTCAACTGAGACACAATCTCATCTCGGAAGTCACCTAGCACATCCACCGTGTTATAAAGTTCGACAAACGATTCACGAACGATTTGGAATAGTGCTTCTGTGTCTCCGGCAGTTGTTCCAAAGCTATCGTGGATCATCGCAAAGCTATCTATGTGTTCTTGGCTTGCTCGAACAATGGTCAGCATCATATGTGCCGCATCACAACTATGGACAAAATTAGGTGCAATACCCTGTGCTTGCTTACGCTTGTCTAACTGATCTTTTTCTTTGTACATCGTCAGGTAAACTACCTTACCCGAGATCGCGGTCATGACTCTGCGATTGGTCACGTCCTTGTATGCCTGTAGTACGGGAAACCCTACCGCAGTAGTCCAACGGACGGGAAGTTGTTCTGAGGCGGCGATAGATGCCACTCGTTGCAACCACTTCATCGCCTCACTCGCTTTGATAAGAGTCTCTGAGACACTCTCCCAAATTTTTTTCGCCAAATATGTCGCTGCGAAGTACCCATCGTTACGAAAGGGGAAACGCACGGTGGGATCCTTCTCAGCGGCATATCGTGCAGGGTTAATTATATCCTCTAAAAGTTGTTCACGGAATCCGTACTGCTTTGAGCCGTAGGGTAGGGTCATGACGGATCTCTTACATGTCTTACGAGTAATGCCGAACTCTAGCCATTGTTTCGCTATGGTTTTAGTGCCATCAATGACATAAGCCTTACCATCCTCGGCGTGGCGCACCCCATCGTCAGTCCCATGTTCCGCATCATGTTCAACTAAAGAAATAACCTTATCGGCAACTCGTTGATACACGTCAGCAGGTAGGTCCTTTGGCGTAAGATTGACCGCATCGCCTCCAATATCATCTCGGAGCATTGCACTAAAGTGTTGTACGCCAGAGCATGACCCATCTAGGGCAATCGGAATCTTAGATACAAACGTATCACCATGCTCACAATACCCACGCCATTCAAAGCAAAACGCGAGGAACTGCCAAGGCTTATCAATTTCAAACCCACCGACCTCGGTACACCACCCACGATTATCAAATGGATTCTCGGCAATCGCTAGTATTTCTTCCTCATGGTCTTGTACCCAGTTAACGCGGTCTTCTAGCGTACACTTATCGTTACCCGCAACGTTTGCTCCGTGAATGGCTAACCATTTCCAACCCTCAGATCCCAACGGCTTACCATTGGCAAACCTCAATAGAGCTTTCTGGTAATCAGGTCCTTGGGGGTTTAAGTGAGGGACAGCGTAGATTCTTCCTCGGAAGTCTAGTTGATACGGGAAAAAGATCCGGCGGTATTTCTCATAGCGACGGGCTATGCCAATCGCAAAGTTAAACGCAACTCGTTTGCCAGAAATCGTGAGGTTGTGCATGTGGCGTTTGGCTGCCTCAATACGATATTCCTTCCGAGCTTCGGCATTGGTTTCAATATCAGTTGGTTTTGTGGGCAACTCAATACCCGTTCGAGGGGGCATACCCGCGATAGTTGAACCGTTATCCCAAAGTTCCGACATCACCGCTAGAACCTGACTGTTGATCTGCCAAGCAGTTCTTTGCAACTCGTTCACCGCGGCGTAGACAATAGGCATGTCGACGTGGCGTAGTTCTTCGAGGACGGGGAGCGATGTCTTGACCAAATGAAGCGGACGAATGTTCGTCGAAATGTATCCACCGTCGAATGGTGTAGTCCAATCTCTAGGCTGCACAACCATAGGCTCATGCACCGGACGTAAGAATGAGTTCTCGTAGGTACGCTTTTCGATCCACTCTAACGTCTGAGGCAATGCCTTCACATATTTGTGGATACTTGTAGTGCTATAGATTTGATGATGAATTTCCACCAACTCCATACAACCCATGAGAATGTCTAGCATCTTCATGCCAACATGCAGTCGATCTACTCGGGTCCATCTATCCCATTCGTCCACCCTCGAAGACCTACGAATTGCATAGGCTCGTTTGTAGTGGTAACTCGTCCGCTTTTTAGCACCCATAACAATGCTATCGTATGCTTTACGTTCCTCATCTCGGACATGCGAGAACCGCATCTCATCCTCAATAGCAGTCCCGATAGTCACCGAGACATACTGAAGAGTCCGCACGGAACTGATCCCCTGGAGCACAGACTTGAGTGTCATGAACGCGAGTGCCGTGTTCTCCATGTCCGAAACCTTCAGGTACGCAGTGCTTTGCACTCCAGGTTTACCGGACTCGCACTCTTCTTTCCAAGACGCAATGGCTTTTGTCAGGGTCTCTAGGCGGTTCTTGAGAACTATTTGTCCGTAGGGTGTACCGTCCTCCCGACCCCCAGATTTTGCATTAGCAATGTCCCTGAGAAACCGTTCGGCCCCTCGATTCGTCATATCTTCCTCCAGTTTTATCTGGAGGTCCATAAGGTCTTTAGTGTCACGGGTTTGCATAGTTTTTGTCCCCTTTACTTGCATCTACGGAAGTCGTGCATTGTATCAACTGTTCCATATGTGCAACTTATTGATTAAAAAAATGTTAATCCATCAATTTAGAGAACCTTTTCAATGGTGTGGGCGACAGGACTCGAACCTGCACTCCGTACTCGGAAGAGGGTTTTAAGCCCTCTGTGTCTACCTATTCCACCACGCCCACATTTCCTTTTAAGAGTATTGATGTGTCACCGGATAAATGAAATCAATAACTTAAGAAGGAACCATTGACAGTTCTGTCACGACCAATTGTCACTAGGTGTCACCCCGTGACAACCTTCAGTTCTGGCCTACGGTAATTCTCCAAGGCCTCTTTACCTTCCCTCAGTTTCGCCGGAGCCAAGTGCATGTATCTGGCAGTTGTGAGGGGAGTTGTATGCCCCATCCATTCCTGAATGAATTGAGCAGATTTATCTTGCATAGCAAGTCGTGAGGCACATGTATGCCTGAGCATATGGATGACGAACTGAGGGTCATCAGCTTTACCTAGGGCGTACCGAAGAGTATCCCAATGCATCCTGATTTTGTTCTCAGTAAATTCGTCAAATAGCTTTGTGTTGTGTCTACGGTTGACGATGATTTCATGTACACGATCCGTAGCGGGGACTGCCCGTGCCTTTGAGGTTTTGGTTTCATCAGGATGTAGATGCAACATACCGTCCCGATAATCCGCAACCTTAAAGTTCATCAACTCACCACGCCGAAAACCAGTGTCGATGGCACAGATGATGAAATCTTTGAGAGAACACAAGCCAAGTTGCTCAGTCTTATATAAGACCTGTTGTTCCTCATCTGCATTGAGCCACCGGACACGGTGAGTACCGTTAGCTCTACGCTTGATCCGTGGCATGGTCTCAATCCAACCTTCGTCAGCAGCAGTCTTAAGCATCATTGACAAAGCGGAAAGTTTTTTGTTGATGGTTGCTCCGGTGTTACCCGCATCTTCCATCTCGTCGATCATTTCTCGGATGACCTGGGTCGTGACCGCTGAACACAACGTATCTTCACCCAATGCTTTTAGGACTCTTGTCCCCGCTTTGATGCTTGCGTCACTTTTGCGCTGAGACCACATATCACGACACGTCAGCTTGAAGGCTGCTCGTAAAGTGTGACCGTGGGGGTTGCTCAAGGTTACGTCCTGAGGTGCTCCCTGAGGGCGTTCAGTGCGATCTATGATACCTTTGCGGTACAAGATCTCTTTTCGTTCGGCAATCTCTGCTTCTTCCTTGGTCGCAAAGTTCTGTCGGTAGCGGTTAGTACCACTTCCCACTGAGACCATGAAGCCATTACCTCGTTTGTATATTGGCACGACTTTCTCCCGTTAGAGTTTCAATAAAAGCCCGACCTTTGGGGGTCAGTTCAATGATTTTCTTACGGCGTTCCAAAGGATCTTCCGTAGCAATCACCAAACCTAGCCCTTTACGACCGGACGTGGGCTTGCTGAATTTGCTGATGTAACGGGAGGCCGAAGCCATCCCGACATCCGCTCGATCAGCGAGTTCTTTTAAACTAAGGCCTTCGTTTTTCGCTATTAACAACAGGCAATGAGCCTGTGCCATTGGCATGTCGGAGTCTATTTCTCTGAGTTTCGAGAGAAACTGTAACCCCTCGCTAATTGAAAGCATCATAACCTCTGTTTAATTCTATTGATGACAAACATAAACCACATTACGCACACAATAATGCCACCATCGAAAGTGTCAACTAAAAACAAATGTTCCTGAAGTGGAACCTTTTCAGCGTAGATTTCCCACCGCCATATTTTGACGTACATACACGCCTCCTTCAGCTAGGGTGTTTTACAACAAGCAGTCCAGTTTCTTCACCTTCGAGAATCATAGCTTCTAACTGGGCTGCCAAAATAGCACTGAGACTGTCAAAAGGATGATCGGTAGTACCGTTGTCTCGGTGCTTGATGGAATGAAGAACGCCTTGAGGGGTGTCTTCAAGATAAATAGTTATTCTCATTTGTAAATTTGATCAATAGGTATTTTCAATGTTTTTAATTTAATCACACTCGGAATGTCATTATTTGAGTTCAGATATTTAGTCCAATCGAGGGACTGCTTGGCTCGGTCATAGTCTACATCCTCACACACAATGTAGTGATCGATAGTCACGCGATAGATGGTTTCTAGGTTATCCACGAAGGTATGCCTCCAACAAGGGACACATCTTGAAACGTTCCTTGTTTGGGTGTTGAACCTTATAGGCTTTACGTTCTATCGGCCCTAATGTAGGACGTTCAGGTTTTGGGTTAGGATCTTTAGAAATATTAGTCGGCCAGGGCCATGCGTTGTCGTCGTAATTATCCAATTGTGTAACCTCCGGAGTTAGTCCAAGTAAGTCCACGATTCATTGCTTCGTTAGCCGCAACCACAAACCGTCTACGGGTGCGCCTGAAGTCATCCAACGCCTTCGCATCGGAATGGTGAACCGCGTGAAAAGAATCTAGTTTTCTTAAGATATTCTTAAGGTAGGCGATGAGTTGATCATCGTCCAAGTGGTCGATCTTAAGTAGTTCTGGGTCGGTCATAGTGCGTACCCGACCGCGAAGACCCCCCATAAAAACGCATATACCGCAAGGGAAGATGCAATTGTGATTGCGTAAAAAGTAAAACCACCTTCTCGCATTTTACGTTCGAACCAACTCTCAAATTTCATGGCACCCCCTATTTAAAATTGTAGAATCGCATTATGTCTTTAAGTTTGTTTTTGTTTCAACGGCCCTAATGCTAGGCAATCCGGTGAAAATTTTCGATTTTCCCTGCTTTGAAACGATAACATAAACCCCCCGTTTAACCTCATTTTAAGGCCATTGGGAGCGAGATATTAAGGGGGCGTATAGTACCACCCGCCCCGCGTTCGCGGTCAATATAGGCCCCCTCGATTGCCATTGCGCGGCGTTCTCTATAAACCCAATCGGCGCGATTTTTCGCGGACCCCCTCGCGGTATAGTCGCAAGCATGGACCAATTCATGAATTAACACCTCGCGCCGGACCATATCCGGCCGCATATAAATAACCCCGCCTAGAAAAAATGTTTCATTAGACGGGGTGATAGTTGCGACCGGATAACAATTAAATAAAGCCAAAAAGGCCAATATTTCACGCATCCGTTAAAACTCCATTTATTTAAAGACAATCAACGCACAATACCCCGCCGTTTTCGTGATGTTCATATTCGATTGTTTTCCCCCCGCATTGATCGCAATCGATTGCCAAACAATCCGAGCATAAAAAGCCTATTAGTTCGCCATTATCAGCGGGGACCCTGTTAACAAAATGACCCGAACCGAATGCGGTATTGCCCCCGCATTCAATACATAATTCGCCTATATCTCGCACATTATTCCCCCTTAATTGAAATCCTCATTACAAACAAGAAAACCCGCCGCTTTCATGCCTTGAACACGTTTCTCGTGGCATCGGCGGCCCATGAGGATCACCGCATCGGCCTCGTTTTCCGTTAGGCCGTAGTAATCAGCGAATTTTGCGACCGTTAGAAAATTATTGTAATAATCCAAATATAAATTAGCCGTTGTTTCGGATAGTTGTTCGATTAGTTCTAAACCTTGTTTATCGATAAGCATTTCGGTTCCCCTTTTTGCGTTCTCTAAGTAGTTTTTTCGCCGCTTTTAGCCGTTCGTTTTCCTCATCCGTGTTTAGCCAATGATGGAGCCGTAATGCGATAACGATCCCCTCAAGTTCCCACGTTGGGCGATTTTTTAGTTGTTCGATTGGGGATGTAATCCCTTGTAAAATTTCGTTCATTATTTCCCCCTTATGCGGTCGCACGTTGTGCGATATAGCGTGTTTTGGTGTAGCCGTGATTAATGATTGCAATAGATCCCTTGCGATTAGTTGCGGCCCCATTACATAAGCCGCAAGTTTCGCATTTAAGCTTTTTCCCCGCTTCATCACTTGCGGGGCACATGGATTCGCGTTTCTGTAATGCTTCAGTCTCAAGCCGCACCCGAAAGGTTCGCCAATTGTCATTTTGAGCGGCTTTGAGTTCTTGCGGATTGTCTACGGATGCCATGCACCTACTTTTGAGGAAATCGATATCTAATTTATCTAGTTTTGGATTGTTCCATTGGTGCGTGTATCCGGTGTTCCCTTTTGCGTGACGCAATAAACGAAACCAAACAATAGCGGGGACCGCTGCTGGATCGCCATAAGTTCCAAGGCGTACCATGCGGCCGGTGCATTCTTTGGCGGCGGGATTAGAAAACAAACTTACTTGCGGATATTTACCCGCTAAATACGATTTATAAACAACAGTTGGCCCTTGAGCCGTTACGACATAACACGCACCCCCATTCGCTGGCCTATGTTTACAATCGCCGCATATGGCCTCATCGGCTCCCGTTTTTTGGTTAGTCGTTGGGCGTTCGCCGTTATCCGCGAGGATATAAGTTTGGACCATATCCCCCGTTTTTCTATTGGTGGATCCCGTCAAAGCGATAACCACAATCGGCTCGCCCGTTAATTGTGAGGGTCCCTTATAAATTACATATCCCGTTGGTTTTTTAGTTTTGTTCATTGTTTAAATTCCTTTTATTAGATTATTGGAACAGTTGAAAATGTGAAACGATTAATATCCAAGAAAACGCAAAACGGATTGCGCTTCATACTCCGCACGATTACCGCATTCCGCAAAAAATTCGTCGTAATCAATAACCCCATGATCGTCGCATTCGCGCAATGCTCGTTCCCTTGTAATGGTGATATTTTCCGCTGATTCGTAATATGTCATTAGTTTCCCCTTATAAAATCCCGATGAATGAACCCTTAGAAAGCGCAAGGGTTAACACGGAGAACAAAAAGGAACCTATGAATATATAAAAGGGGATATGTTGACGTTTCATTTCCGCCCCCTCATATCGTTAATTACACAAACACAGGCGAAAACAACACATAGCAGCAAAAGGAATAATTCCATGTTTAACCTCGTTTTTTAGTTTATCGAAATGTCACACAACGGATTTTAAACGAGAAACTTTTATAAATGCAACTGTTTTATTTTCGAGACTGTTTCACAAACACAACACCGCGAGAGGTTCGAGAGGGATTGGCGGCGGCGGCTTACGGTAGGGCCTCGGTTTATGTCGTAAGAAATGCCGGGGGAATCGTTGGGAGAATGCCAGGGGAATCGTTGGGGTATCGTTGGGGTATCGTTGGGGTATCTCGAGGATGCCTAAGGAAAAAAACGACTGATACAAACACACACAAACAAACACACACGGCCCAAAAGGAAACGAAAAGCCTATCATTGCCCGTGAATCGCTTATTTAATCCGCTGGAATCCTAGGAAAATCAGTGGTTTATGGTCGTTCGTGTCACATTTTGAGACACATATAGGGGTGTGGGTGGTCGTTTTGGGGGATTGTGAGGGGGCCACGGGGGGGAGTGCTCCCAGTGACCCTCGCGTTACCCTTCTCGAATTTTTGTAATAAAACATTTCAGAGATAGCCCTAGGACTCACCTAGAGCCTCCCTAAGCCCACCTAACGCCTCCTCCTATACCTACCCCTAGCGAAACCCTGTGATCTTCCTAGAGCGCAACCTAGAGCTTGGACGCTGCAGTCCGTCATCGGTTTTCGTCTCCCAGAATCCTAAGTTGTTTACGGTTAGCCCGACTTTCTTCATTTCAACTGTGGTTAGGCACTTGGATCGAGGCTTGGAGTTGACTCGATGTTTACTGAAGGCATCTGTAGATTGGAACAGTTGGTAGCAGAGAGGACATTGGTGTAGTTTCCCATCTACGTTATCAGTGTGTTTTATACCCATAAGAAAAATAACCTGATAATAAATACATCTATGATTAACCCAGAGAACCCCTCAGGGTGTGACTCAGGGTCTATAAGTTCTAAACCTACAGAACATCCGGTAATAAAAGAGATATTACAGTTAACCATTGGTTATCCTTAGGTTGTCTTAAGTAATTATCTTATTATTATTACTTATAATTATCTTTAAAGAGATCTTAAGTTTACCTATAGTTAACCTAAGGGGGTCTTTCCCTTTTCCCTATTATGCAAGGTAATTGTAAGTTATTGAATTTACTACCTAATAGAAGAGTTACTACCCATCCATGTCTTTTTCCTAGATTTAGAGCCTAAAGCATTGCTTACAAAGGCCTTTAGTTCTTTGTCTAGGAACTTAGATTTGATCGCTGAGGCTGCCTTGTCTTGGTCTTTAGCCATATGTTCTACCCAGTAGCCTACAGCCATAGATAGTGCGTCTAATCTATCGTCGTGAATGAGGGAACCTCGATCTCTGGTCAGTCTAGTCAATTGATAGAATAGGGAGTATTTGACATCCTTAGCTGACTCAAAGTCATTTGTGATTAACTGTTGGTCTACTATAAGCCTATGGTTAGACATAACAGGCTCTAGGGTGTCTATGATCCTCAGTTCTTTCTGGGTGCTATGTCTTACCTCTTCTATGAGACACCTATGGTACTTACCCATGATAGGCGTGAGTAGCTTGGTGTACATTCCGTCACCGAAGTTACTCTCAACGATCACATGATTGACCTGGTGTTTCTTAGCTAACTTAGAGAGTGTCTCTAGGGTTTGGTCTGAGTATCCTCCCATGAGGCCTCCACAGGCCACTAGGTAGAGATTACCTGCCAATACCTTGACGATAGCGTATCCGGTTTCATCGAGGCCTCGACCTGAGGGGTCAATGGACATGACACATCCGGTATACTCAGTCATATCCTCAGAGTGCCACATAGGGCGGTAGTAACGGTCCCCTGTAAGTGCAACATTGGGGAGATCGTTAACGACAAGCTCCGGTGCGGCAGCCCAGGCTAACTTAGTGTGTCCCATTTCAGGGTTGAGATTCATGATCATCAAGTCCTGAACCTTAAGTGGATACCTATCGGCATCACTAAGGCTAGTATCGAGTTGGAACTGTAGAGCAAATCCGGCTCTACCGTAGGATGCCCTACGTTCTAATAGGTCTTCCTCGGAGAATCTCTTAGGGTCTGTAGGTTTACCTACGGTCTCAGGGTTATTCTCAAGATCTAAGGTGATCTTAGGGGCCAGATTGCCTCGATACGAGAGGACTTTAGCTATCTCAGGGTAAAGAGCAGGCCATATGCGGGTCTCGTAGCCTCTCTCGGTGAGGGCATTGTATAGCGACATCTCAAGCTGAGGTGTACCTAGGTAGATAATCCTAGAGTAGTCCAGGGGTTTCAGCACTGAGTCAAACTCTTTGACTAGCTCAGAGAGCTTATCTCGCATCATCTGAGTGGCTGAGTTGCCTGGAGTCTCAATATCATCAGCTACGATGATGTCAGCGCGAGATCCTGTAAGCTGACCTGTTATACCTACGGATTTTACCGAGGGGGAGTGGTCAGCTTTAGCGGGACCTACATCGAACGATATGACCGAATCTCTTTGTCCTTCTCTTGGTCTGAGATGTTGTAGGATTTCCATCTCGTTAATAAGACGTTTGACGAACGTGGAGAACGCATCGGCCCGCTCCTTCGACGCTGAGACAACCAAAATTTTCTTCTGCGGGTCATTCAGTAATGTCCATATAACAAAGGCTGAAGTTAAGAATGATTTACCTACACCTCGAAACGCCTGTATCATAGATCGCTTTGGACCATGCTGTAGATACTGACATATGTCGTATTGTACAGGGGTAGGTTCAGGTAGATTCAGGTGTTTCCATACGAGATACGCGAAGACTCGAAAGTCCTTCAGGACCCTCGATTGATCATTAGTAGTCATGAATGATTAGTTAGTCTTCCGTAGTGGGTAGATGTTTTCGTCTTCGTCAAACTCTGGAAGATCCGCAAGGCTTGCTAAGGGGGAACCCTCTACTGCAATAGCCTCTATCTTGTTGTCTTTTAGGAACTGTCTGGCGACGTTTAAGATTGCAGCCGGAGGCGGTATAGATTCTCCGGTATCCTTGTCTGCATAAGGTCGAGTAATGGCATCCTTGAGGA